TGCCTTAACCTTGAAAAGGCGGTCAGACATACCGTTCACAACAATATCAACAAACTTGGGGATGATTGGTACGGGAGTCCAATCCAAATTCAAATATGAAAGGTCTCCGTTGATAGCAAGTTCGTCCTTATACTTCTGAGTTGATTGCTCACCACGTGCATATAGGCGTAGCCTATGGAAGTCCCTCCATTGACTATAATACCTGCATTGATTCCCATCCTTACGAAACCATTCATACTGAATGGCTTGTCCTATCTGTAGCCCGAATTGCTCCGTGTTCTTTTCAGCATCGGACACGAATTGACTTGGGAATCCCACAGACGATATATCCACCTTGACATCTTTCATCTATTTAATTGGCTTATAGTTCCCTTATTGTTGTATGTAGCAAAGTTAATGCTAATTTTTGATTGTGCTTTTTCCGGCTGATACAGATGCTTTTGAGTAGCCATTATAGCCAATCCTGAACTAATAGACGCATCAAACCTTGTACGGTTGTTTATATCAAATTTAGCCCAATCCTCTAACGTGCGAGTAAAGGGCATAGTTCCCATCTCTTCGGGGTCCCTATACTTGCCCTCTAAGTCAAGACCGATATGTTTCTCAATGTAGGACTCAATCGCTGCTGCGTGTGCTTGTTTCACGTCCTCAGAAGAGTTAGGGATACCTCCGAGTTCCCTCTCAGCCTTTGACAGTTTTGCATATGGCTTATCGGGACGATTAAGGCAGAACCCCCTATACCCACGATTCTTCATATGGTATAGAAGCCTTGGCTTGTTATTCTCTATAAGGATTGGCATTCCATAAAAAGCACACGCCATCAATACCTCCTCAAAGAATATCTCTGCCGTCTGAGGACGGGCTATATATTCAAGGAAGAACTGATTGACCGGACCCTCGTCCATATGGAAGCCTGTAAGACCGTGCAATGCACCGTTTGAACCCTTCCCTACCACTACACCCGAGATATCGTATGAGTCGCATCCAAACGCCCCCATATGGTCATTCCCGGGATATCTGATTCCATTACGTTCAACAACTCGATTCTGAAGGTTCTTGCCGGGAAGCCACGACACCAAGAACCTACCCCGGGTATCGGGGGACCATATAACCTTGGAGTCCTTTATCCCATCCTTCCAATGAAACGAGCCACGGGTTACGTGATGCTGCTGAATCAAGGAATCATTGTAATCAATCTGCTGATATATCTTGGTCAGATTAAACAAAGCAGCCTTGCTCTCATCCCTGAAAGCGTGAGACTCTGTCCTTGGGAACTGACGGTAGTATTCATTCAAAGCATCTGCATCAGACTTTAAGGATTCAACCTCAGCCTCCCAATAGTCAATAGCCCCATTCATAATCCAATTATCGTCAACCCCCCGGATTGGCTGAGATGGTTTACGCAGTACAGGCATCCCGTACCTATCTATAAACCCTTCCATATTCCACTCCATAGGGATAAACAAAGCGTATAACCCTGACTTGGTCTGACCGTTGGCATTCCTTGATGAAACCCTTGAGTCATCATACATCTGCTTGAAGTTGTCACCACCCTTTGCCAAGGCATTGGATGTGGACCCCATCATACACTTCCCAATAATTTTGCTACCAAGTCGCAGACAGGTTTTGGTTACCCTCCAATTGTTCAGAATGTTTACAGGCTTTACCCACTTGCCACTTTCGTCGTGAGCCAATAACAGCAACTTCTCTCCGTCATAGGAATTGTCCTCGGTGTTCTTCCAATCTATGGTAGTATCCAATCCATCAATCTCCTCGGTTGATGTCTCAGACATATTCCTCTTGGTAATCTTAGAAGCCGGGACCCGGAAGGCTAACTCTGTCTTTGGCTTGTCCATACCGTCCTGCACGGGCTTGAAAAAGAATGGCAGGTTTGAACTAATTGGCACAACCTTATCCGTGAACATCTTTTTGGCATCGGCTCCTGTCTTGGATAATATTCCAACTCGGGAATCCCTTGCGAGTGTACCTATGTTTACGCACTCAGATGAAGACATAAAGGAAAATCCTGAACGTCTTATCTTCAGGTATATCATACCGAATGACCTTATATCAGCACGACAGGCTTCCCAAAATATGTAGAATATCCTGTTTGCTTCCCTGAAATCCGGATATCCAATGTCAATCTTTGACCACTGAAGATACATATAGTGGGCTCCGGTTATGTACGTTGGCTTACCATTATTCATAAACCATAACCCCTGCTCTCTCCGGTCAAACTCCTGCTCGATATAGTCTACCCACTTGTTCTTGAAATCATTTGACATCTCATTCCACTGAAAGATGGAGGATATCTTAGACAATGGAGTTGGTAACTCCCCCCTCTCCCAATACTGCTCAGATGGACTCGAGTGTCTTTGAAGACACTTGTCAGGAACTGCCGGGAGAGCAATGTGTAGCCCGGCTATATTTACAACCTCCCCTATCTGCCCGGTTTTAGAAATAACGACAACATCGTAGTGTGGGTCATAACCGTACCCCCAACTTCGATTGCGGTTTTTATTGGACAGGACTTGCTTGGGTATGTAGTTTTGAACCACATAGTACAAACTACTTTGCCCTTCGCTCTGCCCATCCTTGCTTTGTGTCGACTTTTCTAACCCCTTCATCATTTCCTTCTAATATATTCTTTTCAGATTCTATACGTGACAGAATCTCAAAAGCGTCAAAAACTGCCAACCTCTTGGAGGCAGCAGCATTCTTTAATCTATCGGCAGCCAACTCATCGCTGAGGTCAGGCTTTATGATGTCCTCCTTGGCAACCTTTATCAGTTGCTCAACTGCAATGTATCCGGCTTGAATAATCTTTTCACGCAACTCCTTCGGGTCCATCTTTACGCAATTTTAAGAATAAAACTTGAACAAGGCGTGATTCATCCCCACTTCCAAAGTTCTCAAACAAAGCACGAGAATGCGGGAACCGAGTACCAAAGATTAAAGCCCTATTAAACTTCATATGAATGGAGCACATCTTCTTTTCATTTTCGTCATATATAATCGTCCCATCGGTATCAAGATGAGTTTCGTTTAAATACAACAGAGCAAGGATGTCACCCATCATCTCATCAGTGTGGATGAAGTTTGGCTCATCCTGACCTTCCGGGGATTGGCGTATGAAGTTGTATACAGTTTCATACTGCAACCCAAAATAGTTCTCGATGAAGTGTTGGAACTCATCATCATTCCTTGGCTGAATGCCTTTGAATACTTTGTCAGCGTCAAAGACTTCTTCAAATCCATAAGACAGAGCATCACGCACGTATGCGGTTGGGTCTGTCAGTACATTGTCCAATACGATTAGATTCATAATTTGATTGTTATTTGATGGTCGAACATACGATAGAGTTTTTCCCCATCGACATAAAACTCATATTCACTGTCCGGCTGAAAGCACACCTTGTCTCCGGGAAGTACACCGTGCCGGAGCAGTTCGGTGTTAGGATACACCATCACTCCCATTAGGGGCTCGTGTGTCGTTGGCTTCTTTACATAAGACTCCTCAGGCGGGATTGGTCTTACAAAGCAGTATCTGTCATATGCGTTCCACGTGGAACCATTTCGGTATAAAAAGAATTGGTCAGGTTCTATGAAGAATAAATCCTCCTTGAAAAAACTCTTGCCACTCTTTCTCCTGCCCTTGATGTCATTGTAAAATTTAAAAGTATTGTGATGCACAAGAAGGGTATCACCCTTTTGTATTGGACCACTGTACCCCAATGGCAACTCAATTACCTCAGCCTGACGATTTGAAAAACGATGGTCCTCCTCAGACGTATTGAATATTACATCAACACCTGCTATCTCTTTGGTATTGTCATACCGCTTACCATCTATAGGTCTCGCTATAAAGTAAAACGGTGACTGCATCATATATTGATATTGTATTCAATAGAAACAGGAACCGTATCATTAAACTCCTTCCAAAGAACTACCTCATTCTTTTCGTTAATGATGTAAATCTTGATAGACTTCTTAACCTCATCGTATCTGATGAGGTGAATCTCCTGAGACTCGTTAAGAACCTTTTGCCCTACTATATAGTGCATAGCCCCGTTCTTGTAGTCGGGACCTACCGATATCTTTCTGATATCCATGTTTCATTTGATTTGATTTTAAATTCCTACTTTCCATACGTTAACGTCAGATGATGGTACATTACTCCACCCTCCTACAAGAGTATGGGTATAAAGACCTCCCCTATCAACTCCTGAGCCGTCACGCATAATTTCCCAAGTGAGAATATCTCCCGCATTTACCTGCAAAGGAATGGTTAATTCATATGGAGTGGATACCCCTACGCTATCAATCTCAACCATCTTAGATGGAGATACTTGAATGCCGTTTATCAACGCCCTAAACGCAATAACCGCAACGCCACCTGACGACCCCTGCCTTTCAAAGTTTGCATACCCATTGAAAAGATATAGCCCACCCTGATTAAACAATATTACTCCGTTTGCAAACAACTGAACAGGTGTACTTAGGTTTCCTTGGGCAGGACCAAATCTTACTTGAAGTGGTATGTTTAAGCCGGAGGGTTCTTGGTTCACGTTTGATGCACTTGACAATACAGGAGTAACTCCTAAAGCCAAGCCACTAACTATAAATCCCTTGATATCATTAATCTGATAATTCTTGGTAATGTTTGAATCATCAGCATCACTGCCAATTAAAATATCCAACCCGTTAATTGAACCATCAACGGGATATGTACTAATTCGTGCCATTTTGTTTTCTTGTTATTTTTCCGGTTTGTATATTGATAATAGCATCATTGCCATACTTCAACATCAAAGCATTTTCGTGCTCGGAGAAATCAGAACGAAGCAAATCAATCTGCTTTAAGATTGAATGCTTCTGCAATGAGACATCAGCAAGATGGCTTTTCATCTTGTTGAACTCAGTGTGCATCGCTTGGGTTTTACCCAATTCTTCCTCTGTCAAAAATTGCTTTGTGTTCGGTTCAATTTTTACTGTTTTCATTTGATTTGATTTTTGTATAATACAAAGGTAATTATTTTTCCGAGGACTTCTTCCAACCTATCTCACGCTGATATCTTACGCCTACCCCCTGACTCGAATAGGTCAGGTTGAACACATTTCGGTCTTGCCTATACCCAATGGACGCATCCCATCCTTTTACAGTACCACCAACCCCTATGACGATAGCCTTGTTACGCTCCTCAATGATTGCCGTTGGTCTTCGGTTTTGGAATATAACCTCCCGGCTCGAAATACGATTCTTGAACACCAACTCATTCAATACAATCAAAGCACTACTGTCGTTCTTGACAGTATCCAAGTAGTGAACTTTGGCATAATAGTCCTTCAGTATAGCCATTGTATCAATGGGAGTAAGGACATACTGAGTATCTCCCGGCTGCCAAACAGTATCGTAAATAGGGATGGTATCCGTATGATGCACCGCATATGGCGTAGGAACACCCTTATATACGGTGTACGGGATAGAATCCCCCGGGAGATATTTAATCTCCGAAGGTATTGGGGTTGAGCACTGACGTAGAAAGAGCCACATAATCGCAGCCCCTATAGCAAAAAATAATAGGTTACTTCTTGCTCTTTCCACTACTCTTAGCCTTTGGTTGCTTGGTAGATGCCTTTGGTTCTACAACCACAATAGGCTTCTTAGCGGTCAAAGACTTCAACATCTCAATCAGTCCGGGGTGCGGATATACGTCAGTTTTATC